CGTGCGGTGAACCCTGTGATCTTTTCGAAGATTGCGAAGAGTGCAACGATGAGTGATGCGACACCAACGAGGATTCCGATGGTGATGCTTATTGTTTGGATGGTTTCAAGCGCCCCGAACACGATCGCATCAGCCGCCGAGGGAAACGATTGCAGCGGCAAGACCATCAGTGATTGCTGCTTTGATCTCTGGGATAGTCCCAGCAGGGTCAAGCCTGATGGTTATCTCATCTGAGATCGCTTGTGCAGCCACAACTTCTGCTGCCGGTGGTGCAACCCAAGGTTCGTAGGTTGCAAGCCCTGTGAGCAGTGTGACCGTAAGTGGGTTAGTGGTGTGGTCTGTGACTGTAGCTGTGCCATCGCCGTGATCTTCTCTGCTTTGGACAAGCACCCCATCGGTGTACGTGTTTTCCATTATGCCCACCTTGCTCTCACATGGTAATTGTGTGTTGCGACTGTGCCTGCTGCACCGTAAACATCTGGTGCTGTGGCTGTTGCTGGCAAGCCTGTTGCTACCAGTCCGCCTTGGGCTCCAAGGTACTGCGAAACCTGATATGGGTTGCCTGCTGTACCGGAGATTGTTGGGAACGAGTTTACGGTGCCTGCTATCTGCCGCAAGGTGGGTGCGGTGCCACCAGTGGGTAAAACAAAAGCACAGCAGTAACGGCCTGGTGAGAGCGTCACGTTGATCGTTGCCGCTTGGATACCTATTGCATCAACAGCCACAGTGCCAGCGTCAACAACAAGTGTTGTTGGGGTCCATGATGTGTTGGCGTTATAGATACCCATGCGCAACAGTTTCCCTGCAGAACCAGCAGTGGTAACAACCTCAACAGCAAGACGGTCAAGTGTCGCTGTTGAATCAACAAACCAAGGCTCATACCAGAGACGGTCTTGTGATTGTGATGCAGCGCCCTGCCCTGTTGGCCGCAAACCCGGTATCCCATAAGACTTCACGCCTGACGGTGCAATGAACGCCGGTGCAATCCCTTCAGCGGCAGCCCACTGCTGATCGCCCCGTAGGAAAGTGGTGGCTGATGCTGTACCACTGGTTGCCAGAAAGTTTGTGGCGATGAGGTTGGGTACATCGTTTGTGCGTCCCGGTCCAAGAACCATCACCGAGCCTGTTGTGGCGTGAACACGAGTAACTCTGGCGACGTTCTGAACCAAGTCTGTTGCTGCGGTTGGGCGTGTGTTGGTTAGCCCTCCACCTGGTGCAACAAACATGCCGGAGTTGATTCCATAGCCAGTGGTGTTGAGGCCAGTGATAGTCCCCATAATCATCACAAGGCCCGTACCGTTATTAGCAAGGTCTTGCATAAGCAGGCCAATAGAGGGCATCTTTGCGCCTACTGAAGCGTCAGCGCCAGCAATCTCAATCACAGCAGTAGCACCAACAGTGCCAGTTGCGTAAACCGGAGTTCCTTTAGTGAGCGCACCTCCAGATGTGTTCTTTACACTGATCTGTAGGGGGACATCATCTGACCATGAACCATCGCCACGAAGAAATGTATCTATGTTGTAGGTGCCTGATCCGAGGCGGGCAGGTGAGAAAATCCCTGCTGTGGTCTGTGTGGCGTTAATCCCGCCAAGGGTCACGTTTGGTGTTGTGGTTGGTGTGCCTGTGATGACCACAGGTGCAGTAGCGGTCACACTTGTGACGGTGCCTGACCCGCCGTTGCTGGTGTTGACACTTCTATCAATGGTGATTGTGATGCCACGCCCACTGGTCAGGGTGATGGGTGGTTTAGATGATTGGATCGTTACTGTGGTCATGTCAGAGCGTCCAATCCTGAACAACAAACAGGCCGGCGCAGAGCGCAACGTCATCGGTGCCGTCGTTCCATTGCATCGCCCACCAGTAAGTACCAGGGGTGAGCGTGGTGAGGGTTTCGCTGATGCGTATGTTGAACTGGCCGAGCGCAGCGTTTGTTTTGGTCACGGTGAACGTTTTGAGCGCAGTGTCAGAGGTTGGTGCAGCGGTCACTTCTGCGGTGATCGTGATGTTTGTGATGTCTATCGCAGCACCGGTGGCTGTGAGGGTTGCGGTGAAGTCATCGGTCCATGTGGTGTTCTCACGAACAGACCAGTTGACTTGCGCTCCGGTGTCGTCGAGCTGTACTTGTGCGCTCATAGGTCGGGCCCCTTTGTGCTTGTGTTCATTGATGCTAGACCGATGCCGAGTAGTGCACCGATGACACCGAGCCACAAGGCTGCGGTGCGTTGGTCGATTATCCCGTAGGCGGTTACGAGTGGGACTGCTGCAGTGAGCACACGGTAGATCCATGCTCGTGTTGCTTCATCTTTGAGGCTCATGCGGACTCCTTCATTTTGTTAGCCAGTACCAAGTTGCAGGCCCAATGATTCCGTCTACTGGCATCTGCTTGGATGAGAGTTTGAAGAACCGTTTGACGTTTGTTTGGAAGCGTTTAGCTGCTGCCACTGATGCTGGCCCAAAGTTGCCATCTACCTTTAGGTCTGGACCATCAAGCTTGTTGTTGAGTAGGGCTTGCGCCCACTTTGCAGCGTCGCCTTTGGTGCCTTGTTTGACGATCTGTTTGGATGCTGCCGCTATGCCTGCTGCGATTGCTGCAAGGTCAACTGTCGGTGGTGCAGGCGGTGCTGGTTCTGGTTCCGGTGGTGCTGGTGTGCCGATGCAGAGTTGCATGACTCGAGCACGCATCTCATTGCCGCTGATCGTGTGCATGTCAATCTTGCGTGACGGTGCCCACTCCTTGTGCATGCAGCAATCAGCGACGAGTGCAGGGTTGTAGCTGATGAGCGCTGCGGTGACCTCTGCGACGTTTTGCAGTTGGTCGGGCCGCCACGGTTCAGCCACCGTGCCAACATTCTCTACTTCCACGCCCCAATAAGCGCTGTTGCCAACACTGCTGCCGTTCCAACTGCCCGCACCAGCATGATTTGCCCTGCCTGCTGCAATCACCACGTTGCAGTTATCACGACCGGTAAGCACATGGCAGAGCGGGCCTGCAAGGTCTGCACGCCCGTTGGTCACAATGTTCAGGCTTGGAAGGTTGCGGTTCATTGCTGATGCTGTGTGATGCCACATCACAGCCCTTGGCGCAAACAGCGCTGAGCCACGAGTCTGCCACCCTGGTTGTTCTTCAACCACAAGACCAGCGCCACGCAACCTGTCAGCGATCCCTGTGTCTCTCATCTTTCACCCCCACGCATGGCCACGCACCCAACCCAACGCAACAGCAATTTCATCAACACGGTTAATTTCATTCAAATAAGAAACCCACAGTTTGTCTGTGCCATCAACGCCAAGGCCACGAGGCTGCGGGTTAGGAGTAGGGAACACGTTGGGAAGCGTGTAGAGAACATCGGTAAACGTGTTTGTTGCAGGGTCGATCCGTCCTACACCGTTGTTGTTAGTTGCAGTGCTATTACTGGCAAGCCAGACCGCTGTTGAATCTGCGGTTATCGCAAAAGGATAGGCCAGACTTAGCGAAGGTGTTGAGATTGTTGCGGTGACTGTGTTTGTTGCAGGGCTAATCCGTTCCACAATGCATGTGCTTGTATCGCCTGCCCACACATCACCAAAGGCGTAAACCAAATACTGCGGAAAGATAGACGTAGTAATCGTTGCTGTTGTTGCAAGCGTCGAAGGGTTCACACGGATGACTGTGCCCGCACTGCCATCTGCAACCCAGACGCTGCCACCCCCGGCAGCTAAACCGTAGGCTGCTACCGTTTTGGTGAATGTGCCAGTAATCGTATTTGTTGACGGGTCGATACGTAACACCTCAGATGGCGTAACGTAATTGGTTGCCCAAATATAGTTAGCGTCAAACGTCAGGTTGTAAGCAAAATCAACGTTGATTGTGGCAGTGATGGTGTTGGTCGTAGGGTCGATACGTGATACTGCTTGACCGCCAGTTCTTGCATGGCCTACCCAAACGGAACCAAACGCAGACGTGATTGCAAACGGTCCACCAGTACCCGTAGCAATCGTTGCAGTCACAGTCAACGCTGTGGGGTCAACACGAGAAACTGTGCCACTCACACCATTTGCAACCCACAAGGAACCAAACCCAAAAGTGATCCCATACGCTGTGGTCCCGACAGTAACAGATGGTCCCCACTTGTATCCCATGTCAGGTTATTCCCATATGAGACGGCCAACAGGTTGCACATCTTCGCCTGAAGCAAACGCAGCCCATACCTGAACCTGCAACTGCCCGCCGCCAACACCCTTATCAACCAGTCTGAAAGACAACTGATCGTTAGCTTGAAACGTGTGATCCATTGTCAGGTATGTGGCAGTGAACTCACCAGCGGCAATGAACATGGAAACGTCGAGCTGCGCACCGTTCTTCAGCATGATCACTTCGATAGCAGATGTGAGTGTGCCGAGCTGCGACAGTTTGATGTAGGTGAGTCGTACAGGCCGTTGGAAAACCTCAGCAGTTGACTGACCCTTCAACGGATCCTCGGTGTAGTCAACTAGTTCACCCTGTGAGAACCCGTCGACACGGTACAGCTGCACAAGGCCACTGGTCCCACCATCAGCCAACCAGCGTGAAGGTGTCGCAACCTTTGACAAACCAGCCAACGCTCCTGGCACACCACGCTTCAACATCTGAGCGATCCTGTCAGCGTCCTGCTCGGATGCTGATGCAAGTTCAAACGATAGGCCAACAAACCCGTTTGAATCCTCGGACACATCCAACGTTTTGAACCTGACGTTCTCAGCGTTAGCGCCACCCTTGTACAACACGATGGTGTCGCCAATCCGGTAGTTCAGATACGGTTGATCGCCAGCGTAGATGGCAGACACAGACAACGACTCTGTGCGTGCTGCGAACAGTTCGAGTTGTGCTGTCGCAACTGCTTGTGCTGATACAAGGTCACGCACATCAGCTATCTGGAACGCTGCTTCAATAATCCCAAACAGGGCAACCTGTGCCGCATCAGTGGAAACAAACTGCCCGCCCGAATAGGTGCACACAAGTGTGTTTGGTTGCGGTGGCCGCTCATCACGAGTCACAGCCTGCAAATTCACACCCGCCTGAATGCCTGCAGCAGAAGTACCGCCACGCCCAAAAGCAAACACATCAAGTGTTAGCCCAGCGGCACGCATCCCGAACTCATAACCAAGATTCTGCAACTGCTGGCAAACATCCCAGATCGTGTCACCAACACGCACCGTAAACACATCCAAAGCAGGCCAACCCAACCCATCAGAATCAACTGTGGCACTAAACCCAACAGCGAACCCTGCTGGCAAAGAACCCCGTGCAATAGCCTCATTGATCAGAGTGATCAGCACTGTGCCCGCTGTCGGGTTAGGGACCACAGCAGGATTGTCTAACGCAGACCAGCTGTCATCAGAAGCCATGACCAGTGTTGAAGCTGTGAGCGGTGTTTCAGGTGATTCAATCTTGTGCAGGTTCAACGCAAAACAATGTTCACGGTTCACAGTTGCAAGGGTGCCAGGTAACGCCGAGTTGTCTGGGCCTGCAACGTGGTCAAGTTCCACAGCAAACACATGATCGCCAGCTGTCAGTTCGATCATTGCCCGCCACGGTGAACGCCACGAATCCGTGTTGTCTTTGCTGTAATACAACTGGATGCCGTCAACGTACACAGCACCACCCGAATACATCGCCAACCAAAGGTCATACAGGCCATCTGATGCAACAGTGAACGTGCGTTTGAACAGGGTCGTGCGAACATCTGATGCTGCGATCCTGCCAACAAACCCTTGTATAGGTTTCGTTGACCCGATAGGCCAACCATCAGGCGGTAGCCAAGGTTCAAACCATTCCGGCTGCGTGTTAGGTGTACGCCACGCAATAGAGATTGCGTAGGAGCGGAACGTTGCAGGAGACCAACCAGTAGTGGAACCTTCTGCTGAGTGCCATGCGAACGTTCGCAAATCTGATGCAGGGACCTTGCCTAGACCGTTCTGCGGAAACACGGTCGCACGATCAAGGATTGATCGCACATCTAAACAGGTAACCTCGAACACTTTGTCAGAGTCTTTGATGTCTGTTTCAACAACCTGCGTGGAGACAATGCGCCCGGTCCACGCCAGCGTTGTGCCAAGCGTGAACCGTAGGTGCCGGCCTAGTGTCATACCTGATGTTGCGCTGATATCCGCTGCAGTCGCATAAGGCATGCTGATCTTGCCTTGGCTCAGAGAGTCCAGGCTGTCTTGCCATCTGCGAGAACCAAGAATGGTCGTTGGTGTGGAGATAGCAGTGGCGTTGTTTGTGTCGAACAGTTGGACGCTGATAGCAGGCACTGGTGCAGCGTTTGCTACTGGTGCCGGTGGTGTGGTGTCAGCGAAGAATCCTCGCACTGATGGTGCACGGTTTATGAAAGGGATTGCAGCGGTCTTGTTTCCTTGCACTGCTGTGAACGCAAGCGGTGCAGGAGCACCGAGCGCTCTTGGTGTGAGGAAAGGAAACGCAAGGGTTTGCGCCATCAGATAGCGATAAGGCCTGTGGCTGAAAGTGTGAGTGTGATGTTGGTGCCGTCAGGGATCACAGCGAACGCTGCGCCAGCTGCAGTGGCGTTCCAAAAACAGATCAGGCGTGATGTGGAAGCGGTGCCAGTGTCTTTAAACATCGCAAAGCTCACAATGGTTGAACCTGTCACAGCTGTGAACACTGGGTCTGCTGCATCAAGCACACCACCAGTAGAAGTTTTTGATGAAAGGTTTGCCGAGGTTGCAACAACGCCTGACAGATCGTCCCGAAAGTCATGTGCAGCTGAGTAGGTGTAGGTGCTGCTCATTGCAACAATCTTGATATCATCGACTAGCCAGTCAATGTCTGCATCTGCAAAGGCTTTCATGCCTGTTGGGTAAACAACGTTTGCCATCAGTTCAACCTTCTTTTTGGATCATGCTAGAACACCTGCTGGGACTGAAACCTCTAACACTGCAAGCGCCCATTTTGCCGTCGGTACAACCTCACCGATAGTTAGGCCAAGAATGTGTACTGGGCCTGTGATCGTTGCTGCTGATGGCAGTGTGAGCACTGCTGTGCGCGTACCGTCAGCTGTTGCTGGGATGTTCGTGAAGTACGTTGCAATGTACGCAAGATTGGTTTTCAAGCGTGCAGGGTAGTTTGTGTCAGGTGTGCCGGTGGTTGACACTTCACCGGAGATGATGAGCTCGAGGCTGTGTGTCGTTGGTTGCACCAAAGGTTTGCGTGCAGTCATACCGGTGACACCAGCGAGTTTGATGTTTGATGCTTCGAGTTGTGCTGGTTGCCAGAACGTCCAAATGTTTCGGATCTTGATTGCACTGTTACCTAGTGAGACACCATCAAAGGTGATTGAGGATGCGGTCACAGTGCACCAGCCAAAAACAGAGAAGCCTTGTTAGCTCTGATCACTTCTAGCGCTGTCTGGCGTGGTGAACTGGTTTCATTGATCGTAATGTTGTTAGTCATACCTCCACCACCCCCACCGCTAACCAGCTGTGACACACCCTGCACAAGCGCTTGTGCGTTCGCTGCGTTCATAATAAACCCACTGCTCGATGGTGTGAAAAACTCACGCCCACCCTCATTGACCTCATACCTACCGCCAGCAATGGCAGGCCCACCAGAGTATGAACCACCCATGTTTGACGCAGGTGGTGTTGAAGGGAACCCACCGCCAGCAGGCCCAACAGGGTTAGGTCTGCGTGGTCTGCGTGGCGCTGGTGGCTGGTTTGTTTCACGCCCACCAGGTGGAATGATCACAGTTGGAATTTTAATCGGGTTACCGTTTGCAGCTGCTTGAGCAGTAGCCACAGCAGCGTTCAACTCAGGTGCAAGGTTAGGGTACGCTGCAAGCACAAGTTTCATCTCAGCAGGAGACAACTGTCCTGTAAACGCCTTGACTAACAGTTCTGCCCTAGCGAACTCGCCAGCGTCAATAGCATCCTGAATAGCAATACGCATCTCAATAGGTTTGCTATCAAGGTCTGTTTGGAACAATGCCAACAGGTTGTACAACTTTGCTTTTTCTTCTTCTTTCAAACTGAGTATGACAGCTGCTTCAATCTGCAACTCGGACAACCCAGCAAGGCCGATGTATTCGGCAATCTGCTCAGGTGGAATGTTTGCATTCTTCAATGTTTCTTCAAGTCTTGACCTAAAGATGCCACCCAGCATGCGAGGATCACCGCCAGTTGCAACAGCCTGCTCCAGCACGCTCCCAGCAGAGTCACCAAAATCAATGACCGCTTGAACAGCTTTGTTCTGCTCATCCGTGTAATCACCCAAAGCAGCCTTAATCGGATCAAACGACTTCGGCAGATCATTCAACGTATCAAACAACCCTTTATACGCGCCGTTCATCCCGAACGCTGCAGTGGCCTGATCATCAAGCGTTGACGTATCCTCAATAGTTTTCGTAAATGCTGCTGCACGATCAGCGCCAAGCTTTTGCGTATCAGCAATGAACTTCAACTGTGCGTCATAACCTTTGGTACTGACAGTTGCTTCTTCAGTAGCATCTGCTGTTTCACCAACAGCCGTGCCAAGCTCAGTAGTTGCGCCTGTCGCACTTTGCGATGCCTGTGCACTTAACTCAAGCGCTTTACGGTTCTTATCAATAAACTCTTGGTTCCTCTTAAACTCTTCTGAATTCTTTGGAAGCGTCTTATTTGCTTCTTCCAACTCGTTCAAAATTTTGATCTGTGCTTTAGGCCCCTGATTCTGGCCAACAGTGTCAAACACTTTTTGCACTTGTTCAATATCATTCTGAACACCAGTGCCAACAAGGGTGATCTCTGCACCAAAGTCTGTTACTAGCCTGCCTAAAGTGAATATGTTTTTTTCTGCTGCAACAAGTTCTGCGAACTCAGGCAAGCTGGAATCACCGGCTGTGTTGATAGAGATTGTGAGCTTGTCAACACCAGTGCGCACGCGTTCAGCAGCATCGCCAGCGTTGAGCAGCCCAAACACAAAGTCAGTTACCAGAGCAGTTGCAGCAACAAACCCCAACCCCGCTGCAGCCTTGCCCATACCTGTCAGGCTGCGTGTCGCAACACCAGATGACATGTCCACTGTGGTGAACACGCTTCTCAGTTTGATTGCTTGCCCTGCAAGGATTGAAAGCCCGCCAACAGCTAACGAACCGGCTGCACCGATAGCACCGACCTTGCCTACGGTTTCACCGATCTGCGGGTTCACTTCGCCAAGCGCACCACCGATACTCAACAGCGGGTTCACAACATCCAAGATGCCTGAGCCTATGGATTCCTTTAGCTCACCGAACTTGTTGTTCATGATCTCAAGCTGGCCTGCGTAACTGGCACCCTCTGTCTCAGCAAAAGAACCAACGCTATTACTCAGCGCAGAAATCACATTGTCTGTATCGGAAGCATTCCCGCCAAGGTCCACAACCTCAATGCCCATTTTCTTTAACGCACCAGTAGAACCATCGGAAGCTTTACCAACCGCTTTCGCAGCTGCGTCAAGGTCGATGCCCATTTTGCGTGAGAGATCAACGACAAGAGGTGTCAGCGCCAGAACTTCTGCCTCTGTGCGCCCAAACTGCACAAGCAAAGACTGTGAAGAAGCAATCGCATCATCATCAGCAACGGTGACCTTCATCAGCGCTGCAGCCTGATCACGCAAAGCTTTACCGTTGCCAGCAAAAACGCTTTCACTGTTCTTAATCGAGTTGTTCAGCTTCATCTGCTGTGCTTCAGCGTCGCTTGCTTCTTTAGCAAACGTCGCAAGACCAACAGCGAGAGCACCACCCGCTAGGACTGCGCCTGTGCCAACGCTTGTCAGCTTTGAACTCAACTTGTCTAGCGACTTGGTTGTTTTACCAAGTTCACGGTCGGCAGTTGTGCCCATCTTTTTGAACTCTCGAGCAGCACCGGAAGCGTCTGCGTCGATGATCATTTGTAGGCGTTCAAGAAATGCCACTGCTTACCGCCTCGCTAAGAAGTTTGAGATCCCTGATGCTTAAGCGTCGGGTTTGTTCTGGGGTCCAGTTGAATCGGAGGGCGCACCAGACGATCCAGCTGTCTGTTGAGCGTCCACCTCTTTTGGGATACTGCCCTCATAAATGTCAGGCATGTTGTCTGGCACCTGGACAAACACATCGGTAAGCATCCGCACTGTTAGCACTGCAGGCTCAACGCCTTGTTGTGCGCACGCTGCGGCGTAAATGTACTTGGCATTCTTCGCACTTTTGAACGGGTGCGATAGGAGCGCCCACCACTCCTCATCACAATCCGATTCAAGTTGCACCAGCTCATCAAGCGTGAAGTCAGAAAGCCTGACCTGCTTTTTGTCTGGAAGGTTGACGGCCCACTCGTCAGCCATGATCAGGTACCAACGCTGCTGATCGAGCTGGCCGCTGAACCGGTACCGCTGATCTCAACCGCACCCGAAACCGTCTGAGTGATGCTCAGGTCGAAGTGCGCCTGACCAAAGAAGTACTGAGCGTTGTCAGTCGACGGATACAAGTAGAACTTGCGACCTGCAGCAACCGAGTTAGTAATACCGAACTGCGAACCTGCAGCAGTATCCCAGTAGCCACCGAAGGAAATTGATCCGTCTGGAAGGCCCACAACGTAGGTCTTACTGGTGTCAGAAAACGAAGTCACTTCGGTCTTGTCGGTGGTGGAATCAAGTCCCCATGTGTTCAGGTTTGCTACCGGTGACGCTGCTGCCGTTCCATTGGCACTTGCATCGATATATACACGGCCCTTACGACCGCTTATGGGATTAGCCATTAGCTTTCTTCTTTCACTAGGCCGCACGATGCAAGCAACGTGTGGGCATTATTTGGAAACGTGCGATCTGCGACCACTCGTTTTGCCTGCTGCGCAGCGATCTGCCGCTCAACGGGATTCTCAAGAGCCCAGCGTATTAGCTCGCCAAGTTCTTCAGGACTGTTAAAAGTAGGGAGCATCGGAAAGAGCTCATCGGATTCGCCACGAGACTGCCTAGCGAACCAAGTGCCAGATGCTGCAAGCTCGATCTCACGAGGCCCAACAGACCAACCATCACAACCATCAACCACATCACCGTTGGTTTCAGTACGGTAAATGTTGAACGATGTTTTAGCGCCACGGTACAACTCTGCGGTCTGAGCGTTATCAATGCAATCCTCAAGATCATGCACAACACGATCAGCCAGGATGGTTGGCACGTTCTGCCAGTTGCCCGCCAACGCAAGATCAATACCATCAAAGTTGCACCGCTCGAGGAACGCAACCCTGCTTGGGTAGCCCGTACCAACAAACACACAGTCGCTCAGGTAGTCCTCGTGTGCTTCGCCTTCAAAGTGGATGTCAGGCCGGTATGCGTGCGGTGTGTAAACCGCTGTTGTCAACGTCGCATACTGACCCATGTTCGTCGGATCGTTCAACGCCACAGCATCGAAGTGCGGTGCGATCAACAACTGCCGTGATTCCTCATACGGTGATTCGGTCATCACACAAGCGGTTTTAATACCACGACCACGGCAAACCTCTAAGAACTGCGGGTCAACCGTGAACCCGCTGATGAACACGATGAGTTGTGGCCACCAGTACAACGCAGCCTGTGGCAGGCCACTGATCGCAAAGGAATACACGTTCTCTGTTTTCGGAAAGGCTTTGATAAAGGTGCCGTCATCCATACCCAGATGCGCAACGCTGGCCCATGTGAGACGGTCACCAAGATTGTACTGCTGAACCTCGTGGCCTAACTGCTCGAAACCCTCAACCCAACCATCATGCACATCTTGCACACTGAAATTAGGACCGGGGTGGACAACAAGGATACGCACTCAGAAAACCTTGCCCAACGCCTCAACCTGTTTCTTCTTATAGGCACGTATCGCATCAGGTGTGCCCTTGGCAATACCAACCGACCATGCCTTCTTACCTTTGGTGCCAGGGTGGCGAACGTATGCGGCAAAGTTGCCGTTGCCCCACACCATCACCCTGCGTTTCTTAGATCCTTTGCGGGCACCTGCAAGCGCCCCAGCAGTATCAGAACCAGTCATCAAAGACATCAGCTGAGCACCCTGCCTCATCTTCTTGGTAGCACCAGGAACAATCGGGTGAGCGCCTGCACCGTACTCAACAACTTTCCACACACCCATCGGAACAGCTTTTAAAACTGCTTGCGCTTTCCCGCCAGTGTTTTCCATGTCATACCGTGCGTTGAGTTTCACCCCGCCCTTGTAACCAACCTTGGTGCGGTCCTTGCCCCAACGCGAAAGCTGCCCGTCACCGCCAGTTGCTGCACGCCCAGCTATCAGGACGGACTCTTTGTATTCCTGCGCAGCAGCTGCAGTTGCAAGAGTGTTTACTTCCAGCATGCTGTTGCCCGCTTTGATCATCTTGGTACCAAAGTTCTGCGGTGTAGATGTGCCCATCAGGTCATCACTCGCACAACAACATCTGCTGCGTAATACCCGACATCGGCCACAACAAGTTCACGGTATGAACCGAACGATTCGACAAAAAAATCAATGCCAGGTGGGTTCGCTTCTTCGATAGCTGTGATCGCAGAACTCGGATCGTCCGCATCGAGTAGCTGGTCAAGGCTGGCCATCTGATCAACACTTCTGCGTGACACAAGGATGATCACTTCAACAGTCGTTTCACGGTTCCCATCAAACGTGGTCGGTTTGACGTTAAACCCTGAAATCATTGCGCACGGCACGTTTACGTTGTCCGGTGGGTATCTGTAAATGTTGAGTCCAGGGACCGCACTGATTGCTTGTGCGAGTGCTTCTCGGATCTCACGGTTACTAATAGCGGTACTCATGCGATACCAAAGTTGCGCCCATGCCGGTACGGTGCAAGCAGTTGCATAGCCCTTGGCGGCATCGTCTTAGATACTCGCATAACACCGAACTCGCCGAACCCTGCAACACCCAGCGGTGATTCTTGCATCTTGGAAATCTCGGCCACGATAATCCTGCACGCCTGTTTCACATCAAGCGGCACTTCTGGCCAACCCCACACACCAGTTATCTCAACCGTGTTCTGCCTCATATTGAACGTTGGTACTGGCCACTGCACACCACCGAGTAGTTGCAGGTCTGTGTATGGCTCATCTGCTTGCGGTGCGTTGTACGGCAACAGCTGAAAGCTTGTCGCACCGATAGTCGTGGAGTAAACGCCTGCGCCGGTCGGATCAGTCTTGAGTGTCGTGACGCTCACGAGGTCGTTGAACGAACCGAAACCTAGCGTGTAGATATCATCGGTTGTGGCAAACGTGCGTGCCTCGGTCACTTGAAAGAACTCTCGCCCGCAGTAACGGTCGATCATCCTCGAGCTCGACGTAACCACATCATCCAAAAGGCTTGTGTCTTGCACAAGGTTCTGCCCAACGTAAGCAAGTGCTTCAGCTTGTGTGAGA